CGTAAAGGATTTAATACTACACATAGTTCTAAAATTGCTGCTTGTGCAAGATTAAAAGCTTTAATAGAAATAGGACAGATGGAAATATATAGCCGTTCTATGATTAGCGAATTAAAATCGTTTATAGCGCATGGATTTACTTTTAAAGCTAAGGAGGGAGATCATGATGATCTTGTTAGTGCCCTACTATTGCTGTGCAGAATGAGTAATATAGTGGCGGATTGGGATCCTCGAGTATTTGAAAGTCTCAGCGGAGTACACACAGAAGACGATTTTGTAGCCCCATTACCAATTTTTGTTTCGCAAGGTTTCTAATAAATATTATTATGAGTGCAAATTTTCAACGCATTGCTGTTGATTTAGGTCGCCAGTTACAGACACGATTTCCTAGCCTAGAAAAAAGCACAGGAGATGATAAACCTATTGATGGTGTTAATTTTAAAAACGAGGATGCAAGAAAATTTACCTTTGATTTTGTAGATGAAAGTGGTGAAAAAATAGTAAATGTAACAGTTAGTCTGAACGAAAAAGATGATGGTGCAGGTGGTCCAGGGCTGGATGTAACTTGGAATGAACAAGTTCAAAATAGATCATGGGACAGATTTATTCGTAGTATTTTACCTAAATTTGCACAGACTCACGGACTTAATTTCAATGCACAGAATCCAAGTCAAAGTAACCTAGTTAAAAGACATTCCTTTGAGGAAAGTAATATGAATGAATCAAAATTATTTGGAACTAGCAAAACTAGTTATCAAGAAATAGGAGAAGCCAAAATTATAGTAGGGCATACACAGCCTATAAATCTAAATGCTCCTAATGGTCGAACTCAACATATTGAAAATATCTATGTGGAAAATAGTATAGGAGAACGTTTTCGTTATCCTATAAAACATCTAAATGGAGCAAGAGCCATGGCTCGTCATATTGCAGAAGGCGGAAGCTTTTTTGATGACATAGGCAATTATATTATTGGGCTTAGTGAGGAATTAAGTAAATTAAGAATTTTTAAAAACTACGTAGATCGTAGTCCAGTTATAAGTGAAAATATGGGCAATATACAAACAAAAGTAATTGATCGTATAAGTAATATAAAAGAAGAGATAAATACTTTACAACTACAAAAACATTATGCTCAATTTAAAGAAAATTTTAGTGTAGCAATTACAAATGAAGTTCCTGAGGATATTTTAAATGATTGGATTGATAGATTGACTGTACGTAGTTTTAATGAAGATCTAAAAGATGCATTTCCATATATTTATAAACTCGTTGATGAAACAGAAATACCTATTAAAGAGTTAAGTGCAGCAGATATTTTAGAAGGTGATAAAGAGACGAAACCTTTTGATAGTAAATGGGATGATAATGATCCACCATTTGAACCAGATCCACCTAAGAAAAAGAAAACGGCAGGTGATAATGCAGAACACGGTGGATATAGTCGTGCTAAACACTTGGCCAAACAGGGTATGAAAGATGTAAAAGAATTAAGTATGTTTGAAAAGTATTTGAATAAAATTGTTAGTGAGCAGGATGATCTTTTTGCTGGTGATGAGGAAGTTCAAAATCAAGCAATTGAACAATTAAAACAATTATTTACCAGTGAAATTCCATTAGGAACGGATGGGTCAAATGCGGTTGATAGTATTGCTGGGATTATTGATGAAAAAAAACTTAATAAAGCATTTTCATTGTTAGCTGATTTAGGCTTAGATGAAATGGATGCTAGATCAATAATTGATGAATTTTTAAGGAGTTATGATAAAGAAAATGGCACAGACTTAAGCGATCGTTTAGGTTTCGATGGAGCCATTGCAGAACCAGCAGCATCTCCACCACCCCAACCTGCCCCAGCACCAGCAGCACCTCCTCCTGAAGCTGCTGCTCCACCTGTACCTGATGCAGCACCAGCAGCACCAGCAGCACCTCCCCCAATGGATCCTATGGCAGCTGCCGGTGGAGCAGCACCAGGTCCAATGGTACCAAACCCTGCCCCTATGATGGAAGGAAAGATGATGCACCGTATAGTAGATGAAATTTTTAGTCGTGTAAGTGGGTTCTTCAATGAGAATAATGGTACATTTACTATTGGAGAAGAAGGATTTGTCACAAAGATGTGTAAGGAGTTGAAGGAAAAGTATCATATTGATCCAAAACATCCTAAAGCAGAAATGTTTGATCGTATGGTCGAAGGTGCCTGTGGTCGTATAATGAGCAAACTTAAAGAACGTCATCACGCACGTTATGAACAGACTCGTATGTTGGAACTAGCAGGATTACAAGCACCAAGTTTTGAGCAAGGTGAGGCAGAAGGTATGACTCCAGCAGCACAACCAAAGCCAACTAATCCTAAGTTTAAGCCTGTGACTAAAAATGTACCAAGTCCTCCAGATGGTGCCACAGCACCTCCACCAAAAGGCAAGCCAGTGACTAGAGAAAATACAGAATTGACTGATATTTTAAAATTATCTGGGATTAAAGAATTTTTAGATCCAAATCAAATGATGAAAGATATTTCCAGTAAAATTCCTGCTCAAAATATGACTAGATCTAATACCAGTAGTGGTCAGATTGATGGTAAGGAAGTGGGATATGATCAGGCAATGGATAAGTTCAGAGGTATGGCAGGTAATATGAAATTACCATTTGGTATGAAATTTGATCCAGATGATATTGGTGGCAGCGTAACTAATATGATGAAGGGTGTTCAAGGACAAACTGGTAATATGATGAAGGGTGTTCAAGGAAAAATGCCTAATATGGGTGGTATGGATATGAGTAAAATGATGGGTGATTTAATGAATGGCACATTGAACCCAGATCAGTTAAGTCCAGACCAAGCTAAAGGTATGTTGAAGCAAATTCAACAAATGACAAAACAACAATAATTAGTATACCTTTTTACTTGATTTTATAAATACAGACGCATACAATATTTGTATGCGTTTTGTTTGACAGGTGTCAGACATATAGGCAAATATTTTTAACATAGGCAAATACAGGAGAAAAACTATGGCAACTTTGGCAGAAATTAGGGCAAAACTTAAAGAGCAGGAACTTAAAGGTGGTTCAACAGGAGGCGGAGACCTCAGCATTTATCCCTTCTGGAATTTAAAAGAAGGCGGTGAAAGTACAGTAAGATTTCTTTCAGATGGCGATTCAACTAACACATTCTTTTGGGTGGAGCGCAGTGTTATCAAACTTGAATTTGCTGGTATCAAAGGTGACACAGATAATAAGAAAATATCGGTACAAGTTCCTTGTATGGAAATGTATGGCGACGCATGTCCTGTACTAAATGAAGTACGTGGTTGGTTTAAGGATCCAAATCTTGAAACTATGGGGCGTAAGTATTGGAAAAAACGTAGCTATCTTTTTCAAGGTTTTGTCGTAGAAGATGGTCTAAAAGAAGAAAATAAACCAGAAAATCCTATTCGCAGATTGATTATTGGTCCTCAAATTTTTCAATTAATTAAAGGTGCCTTAATGGATCCAGAAATAGAAGATCTACCTACAGATTTAGTTAATGGTGTTGATTTTAAATTGATTAAATCAAGTAAGGGTGGATATGCTGATTATGGCACTAGTAAATGGAGTCGTCGTAGTCGTCCCCTTAGTGAGAAAGAGCAGGATGCATTGAAAGAATATGGACTATTCAATCTTAAAGATTTCCTTCCAAAGAAACCTACTGAAGTAGAAGTTAAGGTTATCAAGGAAATGTTTGAGGCTAGTGTGGATGGTGAAGCATATAATATGGATCGTTGGGGTCAATATTTTAAACCTAGCGGTGCTAGTGCTAATACAGGTGATCCTGTGGCTACGACTCGTACAGCAGCATCAGCATCCTTACCAATGGATGATATGGATGATGAACCTGTTAAAGTTGAGTCAAAACCAACAACCAAGGTATCATCAAAATCTACAGATGGCTCTAAGAGCGCAGATAGCCGTGCTTCAGATATTTTATCTATGATCCGTAATCGTAATAAACAATAATTGGTAATAATACGGCTCGAACTGAGAACATAGTTTTTGGTTCGAGTTCTTTTTATAATAGGATATAATATGATAAAGGCATTTGACTTAAGTAAGTTTAGAAAAAATTTAACCAAAAGTATTGATGGGCTTGGTGTAGGATTTAATGATCCTACAGACTGGATCAGCACTGGTAATTATGCTTTAAACTACTTGATTAGCAGTGATTTTAAAAAAGGAGTGCCATTAGGCAAAGTAACAGTATTTGCAGGTGAAAGTGGTGCTGGAAAAAGTTATATTTGCAGTGGTAACTTGATAAAAAATGCACAGGAGCAGGGAATTTTTGTTGTATTAATTGACAGTGAAAATGCGTTAGACAAAGCATGGCTTGAAGCATTAGGTGTAAACACAGATGAAAGTAAATTACTTAAACTGAATATGGCAATGATTGATGATGTTGCTAAAACTATTAGTGAGTTTATGAAAGAGTATAAGGCCATGCCTGAAGATAATAAGCCTAAAGTATTATTTGTTATTGATAGTTTAGGTATGCTGTTGACTCCTACTGATGTAGATCAGTTTGAAGCAGGTAATATGAAGGGTGATATGGGACGTAAACCTAAGGCTTTGACCAGTTTGGTACGTAATTGTGTTAATATGTTTGGTAGTCATAATGTAGGTTTGGTTGCAACTAATCATACCTATGCTAGTCAAGATATGTTTGATCCTGATGATAAGATAAGTGGTGGTCAAGGGTTTATTTATGCATCAAGTATTGTAGTTGCTATGAAAAAACTCAAACTAAAAGAAGATGAAGATGGTAATAAGGTAACACAGATTAAGGGTATTCGTAGTGTCTGTAAGATTATGAAGACTAGATAT